CAAACCGCCAATCTCGATGTTGCCTTTGAACCGAGTATTTTGGTCTGATTGCGTTGGTATCTCCGGATGCTCTTCGGCCTTACAAGGCTCCCAGCCTTCACGAAATTTTGCAGACACATTCGTGGGATCAAACACACCCATAATTGATGTCCGTACCCACCTAAATGCCCATCCCGGTTGAGGGGTAGGAGTAGGTAGTAATTGTGCGGGTGCCCACGAAGCTTTACGCTGCGTAGTTTCTCTAGTTTCCGACTCCCGTCCTACGCGGTTCTCAGCCATTGTTGTTCTCCAATCGTATAACTTCTCTTGCATATGCTTCGTTAGTCAAGTTAAACTTTCTAGCCAAATTTATTTGCGTAGGCGATAGTTTGACTTGTCTGGGCGCGGTTGACCGCGTTGCTGGAGCTACAACATTAGCTGCTCTGCGCTGGACAGGTTTTTCCTGTTCCTGCGGTTGTCCCCCTTCAAAATTCTCAGGGAACCGCTTTCTTACCCCCTCGTCAATACGGCGGTAATAGTCATCACTACGCGGGTCGGCACCCGAACGGACTAATTTCTCATGCAGGCCAAGTGCAAGGGAAGTCATCTCCTCGTCTACGCCCCACCAAGTATTCTGAGCCTTCCAAGTTTCTGCCTTGGAGTCAACTACTTGACGCGGTACCTGTGCCTGATTTACGGGTTGTACACTTGTTTCTGGTGCCTGTAAAGCAGGTTTATACCGTTGATAATCCCTAAGTTTTAACTTTGCGTCTGTAAGCGCTTCTTGTGCGTCAGCAATTTTTTCAGCATCCCCTGCTTCATATGCCTGTTTTAGCTGTTCTTTAGCAGTTAAAACTTCCCCGTTTGCTGTTTTGGTAACTGCGGCCATAAACTGCTTCTCGCCAGCACCAAGTCGTTGTTTTAACTGTTTATTTTCTTCAATATACCCATGAGCAAAACGCAACGCTTCGTCTTTTTCGCGGGATGCAAGCTCCTTGGCGCGGCGCTCATCATGCCAAACCTTCTTCATCTGCCCAAGGCGTTTCTTTACCTTGTCGGAATACTCTTCCAAATCATCTTTTTCAAGCTCCGCTACTAGCTCTTGGGGTAATGGTTCGCGCCCTTGATCCGCTTTGGGGGTGTCATCAACAATTTCTATCTGGATGTCGTCCACCAACTCTGGTTTCTCTACCTCATCTGGGAACTTATACGTTTCCATGTGCCTCTCCTATGCCCGTGCAATGCCGCGTGGGTCATCAACCAAACCCTCGACGGTATCGTCATTAATGATGCGGAATTCGCGCCCGTGGATTTTCAAGCGTGAGCCTGAATTGGGGCGAACCAGAATAAAATCACCTTCTTTGCACCACGGCCCAGATGGGAATCTGGCGGGGTCTTTATAGCAATCTGGCCCCAATTTCATAACAAAGAGTACGGTCGTTAGCCTTTCTTCAAAGCCAATGGTGGACTCCGCTTTTACAAGACCGCTATCAAACTTATCTTCTACTTCTGGAACCATGCACAGAATATGGAAACCAGAGGGTTCCGGTATCTGTTTAGCTTTCTTTTCTGCTGTTTCTGGTAGCGGTGTTGCATCTGCACCAATCAGTAGTTCACTCATCGTCTTCTATCTCCATACGTTTTGCAAGGTCTGAAATACACTGCTTTGCGAACTCCAGACCTTGGATAACTCCGCAAAGTTTTTGGTACTCGTCATATGTTTTTGCAGCACTCCTACCTAGATGCTGTTCTATCTCAACGCGCCGCTCATCAAGCTTTGAGTTGATGTATTCAAAGGAGTTGTCGTAGCTCATTGTCTGTTAGCGCCTTTTGGAGGTTGCGCCATCTGCGCCCTACTTTTTGCTATATCAACACCTAGCCGTACACCCGCAGCTTCTTGGTCGGCGGCGCTCTTTTCTTTGTCTCTTTGGATTTCGATGCCAAGCTTTGTTCCAGCAAGCTCCTGATCGCCTTTCAGTTTGTCTTCCCTCAAGCGGATGTCGTCGGCCTTAGCTGCTGCATCCATCTTGTCTTTTGTTGCTTTACGTTGCAATTCAGCTTGGGCAAGCTGACCTTTCTGCTGCACTTCTTGTTCTTTAATCTGAAGTTCTTTCTGCTGCATCTGGATCAGCGGGTCTTGCTGCTGTTGCGCTGCTTGTTGTTGCTGGGCTTCGGCAGTGTTCTTTTGCAGCAACTTCATCGCCGCTTGCGCAGCAAGCTGAGACAACTGAACTTCAATCTCCGGGGGCAGTACGCGTTCTTCAGTCTCGTCCCCCTCTTCCATCATCGGAGGCAGCGCAGCGCCCAATTGTTTCTCTATCTCTTTCCTGTACGCAAACGCCGTATGCTCCATGATATGCGCAGCCGCAGCCGCCATAATTGACTGGGCTTGTGGGTTTTGTCCCATCATTGCAGCAATCTTGGGGTCTTTCATGGCAGCTATATGTACCCCCAAATGCGCTTCGTGATCCTGATACAGGAACGCCTTGACCGGCTTGCCATTCATCAAGTTCATGTTCTCAGACACAGGGTCAACCGGCTTCATGTCGGTTTTGTCAGGCACAATCTTGGAGGCGTTTCTCATGCCTAATGTCTCAATCATCTGGCGATGCAAGAACGGCAGATCGTAGATTTGGGGTGCAGTCTGGGATAGCTGCAACACCGCCTGATACTGCACAACCCTCTGGCTCATGGTTGAAGCGTTAGGGTCAGACACCGGGATAACATCTACTAGATCGTAGTCAGCGCGTTTAGCCCTGCGGCTACCCACTTCAGGCTCGTAGCTATATTCTTCAGGGGTGTTGTCCCGGATAATCTCGGCCAACAACTTGAACTCCTGCTTCATCGTGTAGTGAATCCGGGCTTGCACCGCGCTCATCACTTTTAACACCCGCTCCAGAATTGCCAACGTAGTCCCAACCGGGGACTGTGCCGACATATCTGACACTTTCAAATCAGCTACTGCTGCAAACCTACGCCCATCCTCGACAATCTTATCCATCAGCATGGATAGCGTCTGGCTCGGCTCCTTATAGGGCAAGGGTAAAATGTTGTCACGGATCGCTCCGGAAGGCAGGTCTACGTCCCTGAACTCCCCCGGTGCAATAGGCGTGTCATCCCCCTTGATCCGCAGACCACGCGCTTTCAGGCCACCGGGCAAGTTTGAGAGAGTGCCTGCGTCTACTAATTGCCTTAAAAGTGAGGTTGCCGCATTCGCATGCCCACCAATCAAATGAATCAGGCCAAAATAGTAGAACCCAAAGCCGGGGATGTATCCATAGTGTACGAAGTGCTGCCGACGCAACTTCAGCTTATCGTCTTCCAACCAATTCCTGCGAACCGCCAGTACGGTACCCGTTGATTTCTCTATAGTGACAATATAAGGTAACGCTATACCGGTAAGTTCTCCGTCTTTCTCGTCCTCGTAGCCTTCCAGATCGATGTCAACATGCATCTCCAGAATCTGGTAGCGGTTATCCGTTGTGGCGCTAAACCCTTGCTCTTGGGCTTTCTGCTTCTCCACATCGTCCATCACCAAAGATGGCTCACCAAGGTCTTCATCCCGGTAGAACCCGGCAACTTGCAACATGCGTAGCTCGTTTTTTGTCTTACGCATCCGGTGCGTAACGCGTTCGGCAGACTCAAGGTTCATCGCCCCATAGGGCACTATAATATCTTCTGGTGGGATAAACACTGCAGTCTGGCGTTCAAGGGCGGGGTCAAAGTAAATTTTCTTGAAGGCATTACCCGACAGACACAAGGTAATAAGGAGCCGTTCATGCTCCGGGCGATACTCGCGCATCACTTCAGTCAACTCGTAGTTCATATCCTCTTGAACACGAATTGATGCTTCTCTCTTGGCAACAGTTTCTTTGCCAATTATTCGTGCGCGTACCGGCCCGGTAGCAGGGAACGTCTCCATGATGGTTTCAGATTGGAACTTAACTGCAGACTCCATCAGAAGGGGGTGGTACACCCCACAAGCACCGGGCCAAGGCTCTGTGCGGGTTTCGTATTTCAGGCCAAGCAGCTTCAAGCCCTTGACGTAGGTGTCCAACCAGTCTTTGCGGGAGGAAATATCGGCTTCATAGTCCTCTAGCAAATCACTAGCCAACGTCGCCAACTGGCGCTCGTCCATTTCTTCAGCAAGGTTGGCCCCAAAGTCGTCCCCGCCCTCCCCCGGCTCAATCTCAATCTCCATCCCACCAGCCTTGATGCGTACAGCCTCCGGGTCAACAATCTCAATCTCAATATCAGGCTCTTGCGAAGTGAGGGCTTCCAACCCCTGTGGGGCTTGGTAGAGTGCTCTGTCCATTGCCATAACGTATCCTTTAGTAGTACCCGAGGTTTCGTCGGGATTTAAACTGCTTTACCGGGTCTTTTTCATCTGAAGGCAAGCGTATAAACCCACCTTGCCTGAAGCGCATCAGTGCCATTACCATTGAGTCCACCAAGTCGTCGTGGCTCATAAAGGGGAACCCCGCAACTTCTTCCACTAATTCCTCAGCCCACCGCGTCTCTGGCACCCACACCAGCCCTGACCTAATAATATCTGCAACAGAATTCAACCGGGCCAGTTTATCCCCCGTCCCACGGTGCGGAGTATATTCTTGAATAATCATACCTGTACGCCGCATCTCTTGATACAACGGAGTACCGCTAGACTTTTTTTCCACGATAAACGCATCGGGTTTCCAGTGGTCATACTCGGCTCGGGCAAGCTCTTTTAGCTCAGGAAACTCAACCCGTTCCTTAATGGCATTCAGCAAGATAATCTGGTGAACCCGCTCCTCCCCGTGGGCAAACACCCCCCATGTGGTAATCGCAGTGTAGTCCGCCCGGTTGTTTTTCTCAGCCGCAGCGTCCAAAGAAGTGATTAAGTACTCACACTTGGGCGGGTCTTCGTCAGGCCATATTCTCCACCACTCGCGTTTGATAACTGCCGCTTCCTCAGCAGTGGGCTGCTGTTGGTACTGGGAGTTCCACTGGAACAGTGGCATTGACGCTTTGGTTTTAAGGAGCGCCTCCATAGGCAACCACTCGGGCCACAGCGCTTTACCGGTCATGTCCCCGGTTTCTGGGTCTTCATGCGAAATAATTGCCGGGAACTCCACAATCTCGTATTGATCCGACATATCATTTTGCAACATGTCACGGGTAACGCGCCCGGTCAAATCATCCATGTGCCATCGAGTCTGGACAATGGCTACGCGGCCCCCCGGCATCAACCGAGTACGTGCGCCATAC